TTGCATCTTTGTCTTTTCTGTTGCCGTTTAGGATATCCATTGCAGCTTCAGAAAGATTTAAATTTTTTTGTGACATCAAATATCTCCTATTAGATTTTTATAATAATTATTTATATAAATTAATTTTTGTATTAAAGTTTTCTTAAAAAGTTTTCGAAGATTTTAAGAGCCATTGGTTCAACTTCTTTTGCTGATAGTTTTCTTAAAGTATCTCTTGATTCTTCAAGATATTGTTCAACCCAACCTTTACCTTCAATAAACATCCATTCCTTTCCTTCCATTAAACCTTCAACATAGCAATCTTTACCTGATGGATCTAATACAATATCAACTGTTACTAAACGAAAATCTGGTTGGACATATTTAATTCCATTAGATTCTTTAATAGAACCCAATCCTCTTGTTGATACGCCAAAATTTACGCCAGCATCAATAAAACATTTTACGATGTTTCCATTAGGTGTATCTAAAACTTTAGCTTCACCGTAGCAACGGTGATCATCAAAATCCAATTTAGTAATAAGATGAGATACTTTATCTGGATTGACTTGCGGTCCTTCTGGGTGAGATAATTCACCTAAAGATCTATGAGTATCAATATAATCTCTTTTGTATCTTGTTACTTCAGGTAGCATATGTTCTTTTACATAAACTCTACCGTTTCTATTTTGTTCATTACAGTGAATGAAATACCCTTTAATCGTATGATTCTTTTTACCATTAGCTTCTTCTACTAGAACTTCTGTTTCGGTAAACTCATTTAACAATTTCATCGTTTGTTAACTCCTGTTGTTGACCAGATTCTTCCGATAAATCTGTTGATTCTAATTGAGCAGCCTGTTCCAAAATTTCTAAGAAACTTTTATCCGAAACGTGTAATTGTTCTGCTAATTCTTCGTTATTGCTAATAAAATTTAAAATTACATCAGCGCATTCTTTATTTATATTTAATTCAGATAAATCATTAAATATAATAGACTGAATATCATCATTCTCTGATATTTGAGTTAATTTTTCTAATACAGATTCTGATGTATTAGAAAATTGAGATCCATCCAATGGAACAGTAATATATTGATTTAAATGCTCTGAGTGATACAGTGCAACTTGCTGTCCATTAGGAAATCTTTGTATATAAGTTCTTTTTAGGATTAATACCTGCGGTAAATCTCTATGTATTGTCTTAGTCATAGTACGGATTCTTTTTATCAGTAGCTGATTGTTTATTTGGTTTTGTTGTTGGACGACCTATAGATGGATCTTGATCATTTGCATCTTGATCATTTGGAACTCCATCACCATCTGAATCTAGGTTAGGATCGCCGCTAGGGAAACCGCCATCTCCACCTAAACCTGCCATTGGGTCATTAAGTAATTTTGGATCAGGATACAAATTATCAGCAATTTCTTGTTCGATTTGCTTTTTCATTTCTTCGATTTCATCTTCGTCCATTTTCAAGATATTTTTCTGAATCCAAGCTTGTGAATAATATGTACCTTTATATGGATCAACTACCGCTAATAAATTTAATCTATTTTGCAATAGTTCAGCATCTTTCATTTCAGCATAATTATTATCTCTAACAAAATCATAATTGAAATCTTGTTTATAGACATCAAATTCTTCGTCAGAACAAATACCTTTTAATTGACACTGAACTTTTAGTGCTTGATCAAATACATCAGTAAATTTATTTCTTAACCTTTGAATTGCTTTATCAAATTTAATTTCATCTCTGGAAATTACTTGATTAGTTCCAACATCAAATGCGCTATCTGGTTGTACTAATCTAGAGAATGGAACTCCAAGAGCTTTATATAATTTCTTCTCAAAATATTCTACCATTGACATATCATCAAATGCAGCTGATGATGGTAATGTTGTGATTTCTGTTGATTTATTATCAGAACGTCTAGGAAGCCAAAAATCATCCATCATAGAAAGGAATCTTCTATCGTCTCTGATTTCTCCAGTAGATGCATCATAAACAACTTTATTTTTATATTTGGTCATAATATCTTTAAGATATTGTTCTGCCTTCATTTTAGGCAAATTACCAACATCAATATAAAAAATACGTCTCTCTGGCGCTCTTGATACTTTATAAATTACACTAGCATCTTCAATCATTCTTAATTGGTTAAGAGGTTTAATTGCTTTGTGTAAATTACTTAATACTATTGAGCGTTTTGCATCTAATATTCCAGATGTAACACTAATCATTGAATCTGGAGCGATTCTTAATCCTGAATTTGTTAGGTTTGATTTTGTTGAAATAACATCTGAATAGATATAATATTCGACATAACCCGCAACAATATCATATCCAGTTGTTTTGTCTTTTACTTTTTTAATTTCGCGAATTTTTGTTATTTTACGTGGATCCGTGTAACGCAACTCTTGAATACCACCAGAAGTATTTTCTTTATCAAGAATAATATTGTAATACATTCTTCCATCGATATAAAATCTTCTAAAAATATCTTGACCCAATTGTTTAAAATTTAAAAGAGTCAAGATATTATCAAATTCATCTTCAATAGCTTTTTTAATTTTTGGGGTAACTTTTAAGTTATCTAAATTTAATTTTACAATAACCCCTTCTTCGTTTACAATTGCTTCATTGACGATATCGTCAACTGCGCTTTCAATTTCTGGCTGCATAGCCATTTCGCGATATCTAGTAATTAACTCAACATCGTTTTTGTAATTTGAATCTAGGTCAATCGATGTGCCATAATGTGCTGCTGCAGTAATAGTTACTGCACCATCATCTAATACTGGCGCGGAAAAAGAAGGTAGCACTTCCTGTGCTGGTGTATCTTTCCCTATTTTAAAACCGAATAATGAAAATTTAGCCAAAATAAATTACCTTTTTAATTATTTAATAGTATATTCTATATATTAGGTTGTAACTTGAGTCGCGCCAGCTGCGCCAGCATATGCTTCCCAATATTGATATGAGAATGTAACATTAAATTCTTCAATTCTGTCATTAGAACCCCAATCAAGACCAATTGGATCAATTGTTGATGGGAATAGTCCAACAAATTTATATGTTTTTATTTGTGATCCATCTTTACCGTATTGTGTAACAGTCGCGTCAGCAGAATAAGTTGTAGAATTAATTGCTCCAGTAGCACGAACATTTAAACTATGGCTATTTAATTTATCAGACCAAACTTCAAATGCATTTCTTACGATAAAGTCTTCGTCATTAATAACTGTAATACTCCAATCAGGAAATTGTCTATCTCCAGGAAATTTTACTTGACGACCGAAATAATATTGTGATGCAACACCAACAATTGATGGAGGCAATGATGTTGCATGTGCCATAAATGTTAATTTTGATGACACACCAGTTGAAAATGGAAACGTAACTGAAACTGAAAATAGATTAGGTCTTGCCCCATCCTTTACCATTTCAGATCTAAATTGATTTATATTGAACGCCATGTTCAGATACTCCTTGTTTTAAAATTGTGTAATATTCTTTTAATTATTTATAAGGGTTGGCGGCAAAGTTTCCTCTACCGCCAAAAAATCATATTACTTAAAATTTACCAGCAACTTCAGTAAAGTCAACTCCAGTACGAACTGCTACGAAATTCAATTGGATGAAGTTAATAGATCTGGCTGGTTTGATATAAATATCACCAATAAATCTATTGGTATCAATAACTTCAGGAGTATTATTTGATTCGTCACAAATAACTTTGAAGTCATAAATCCCTCTACGACCTTTTACATCTCTTAAGAATGGTTCAACCATAGCTACGAATTGTGCTCTTGTAAACGCATCGTTGAATTCAAATAGAGAGTATTTTGCTGCAATTGCAATAGCTTTTTCTAAAACAATAAACAATCTACGAACATTGATTCTATCGAATGCAGATGGTTTTTTCTGCATAGTTTTATCGCCATAAAGAATAATACCTTCTCCTGGAAATGCTAATACAGGATTAATACCATTTTTATATAATTCGTCTCTTTGAGCTTTAGTTGGATTATATGATACTTTAATTGCGTTTAGAATTTGACCGCGATTAAACCCTGCAGGCGACCACCATGGATCTCTGGTATTATCAGTTCTTGCACATAAACCAGCAATATCACCATTTAATGGAACATAACGATATTTATTGTTATATTTATCAAATTGATATTTCCAACCAGAATCAAATACAGAATATGAAGTTGATGGAGATAATCCATTTCTATATTCAATAATTTTATCAATATCAACTGCTGATACTGCGTCTGCTCTTTTTGGAGAAACGAATGCAACGCAATCTTTTCTTTCATTGGCAATACTTAAACAGCGAGATAATGTTCCAGGACGTTGACTGCAATCACCAGTAATTAATAATGAAATATCAGATTCATCTGCATTTTGGAATAAATTATATGCTGTTATATAATCAGAATCAAGAGCAGAATCATCTGTTCCATTTGATAATTTTACAGAATAGTTTGGTAATTTGTCATAAGAAAGACCGTTATTTGTAACTAATCCCCAATTAGAAGAACCTGATACATGATTTGCAACATAAATGTATTTTGATTCATTAAAGATTCTAGTTGCATAATAATTTGGAGAACCATCATCTGTTGTAGCATTATCTGCTTTAGATAGATGCGCAAATTTTTCTAATACAGTTCCTCTTTCTCCTGTAAATTTACCATCAGTATCAATTACAATAACGTGTAATTCATCATTTGATGAACCTTTTGATTCAACTGTTGATGATGTAGATGGAGCGCTATCAAAATTGTCCGCATATACCCATTTTGTTGTAGTTGTTGCGTTATTTTTTTGAGTTAATGCGCCTGTAGTTAATGTAATATTTGTAGAAACTAAATTAGTTGCTCCAATGCTACCTACAGTATATGCATGCCCATCAATAGTAATACTATCTCCTGCATTTAAGAATGTATTAGCTAATCCAGTATTTAACACTGCACTTGTACTATGTAAAGTAGTATTTGCTGTTAATCCAGTTCTACTAAATGCATTTTCAGAAGAACAAACTGAAACTGTTAAAGAATTACCGAAATCTCCTGGATAACGACCATAAAACGCGCCGAATTTAGGGTGTTGACCAAGTGAGAAATTAATCTCATAATCTTCTTCATTAGCAATACTAACATTAGTTTGATATGTTGGTAAAGTAATTGAACCTGCAGTTGCATTTCCTATTAAATTATTAACAACAAGAGCTGTATTGCCATTATGAATTTCAACAACTTCTAATAAAGATGTATTTGCTCCATAAGATATTGTAAATTTATCTCCGCTTGCCAAATAATCTGCTATATCAGTATTAAATCTAATATAATTGTTACCACTAGTTGCATTAGCAGCTACTGTTTCAAGATCTATCAATTCAGAGATAGATGTTGCATTAAACGTAGTAGTATCGTTGATTGCTCTGACAACTCTAATGTTATTGGTATATGCCAAGAAATTAGCAGCAGAAAAAAATGATGTGTATGTGTTGCTATCGTTATTAGGTTTACCGAAAATAGATACTAATTTATTTTCTGAATCTACTAATGTTCTGATATTTGCTGGTCCCCAGCTGAATTGTCCAGCGAATGCTCCAACCGATGAACTAACGCCTGGAACGACATTAGTCAAATCAATTTCAGATACATTTACTCCTGGTGATAATTGAAACCCCATAAATTGTACTCCTTGTTATAAAAATAGAAAGTCAGTTTTCATAGAGGTATTTATAATTTCTAGCATTTATGATTAATAGTAAAAAACAGCAGGTTCAACTACTTCCCATAAATCTCCATCTTCAAGGTTATATTTGTCCATTAAAGTATTACTAAATTGTGGCATAGGAGGAACATCAATATCATCTTCTTTTGCATAATTATTTTCTATTTGTAAACGCTTACGAATATCTGTTGATGATAATTCTATAAACAATTTTTGCGTTGATAACCAAGCAAAAATAACAAGAGTCATTGCTAAATCATCATTTGCTCCTTCTTCAGCTGCAAATGAATTATTTGTTGCAATAAAACGAGTTAATTCATATATAGTTTCACTAGAATTAATTCTTAATTTATCAGTTTCAATTAAAGTTTTTAATGTAGTACAACCAACACGTTTTACTAATGGGCTCATATTAACGCCATTTTGTGTTGCTTTACCATTCTCACTTATTTGTTGAGCTTTTTTATTGCCAGCATAAACTTTTAATACATTTTCGTATTCTAAATCTTGAAATAGAGTATCAGCAACTGTTGGGTTATTATTTACCTCAATTAATACATATGCATTATTGTAATATTCTCCAGCCATTTTAATAATATCTGGGAATAACATTGGGTGTAATTGATTATTTCTATATGTAGCTACTTGTGTATATGGAATCGTTGATACGTCAAAAATAGAAAATGCAGCATAGTCTAGATTTTTACCCTCTGAAACATCAACAGTCATAGCATAGATATGATCTTTATCTATTTGTTTTTTAGTTTCATCATCAAAAGATTCTTTAACTGGAGGAATAAAAATATCCATTTCATTTGGAATTGTTACTCCAGAAAATATTTCATCATCAGTGTCTAATGGATCTATTGCAACAAGAGTTTGTAATTTGGAACCATCTATTAGCGTATTTGTAGAACCTAAAAATTCGCAACCAAATTCTTGATTAAACTGACGAGCAGATGTATTTCTAATCGTAGTTTCTTTCCAGTTTTCATCACGACCTGGAACTCTAGACCAATGAATATCAACAGCTTTATAATCACTTTTTTTATTAACCGCATCCATCCACATTTTGTAGTATAAATTCATACCACGCGGAGTAGATACAATAATAATTTTTGTTGTTTTACCGGATGAAATTACAGGATATGTTGACGTAAAAAACTCTTCAGCTAAGTTATTATGAACGTGAGCAAATTCGTCCATAAATACAAGATTAAATGATCCACCACGAACAGAACTGGCAGCAGTAGAAGCTGCTAACATCTTTGAACCATTTTCTAGTTCAATACTACCTTTATTCCATATGACAATACCTTGTTGAAGCCACATAGGTAAATTTTCATACGCTAATTGATATCTAGAAAGAATCTCAACAGCTAATGATTTTTTATTTGCTGTGATAGCAATATTGTAATTTTCAGTAAATAATGATAACCATAAAAGATACCCAACAGAAGTTGTTGTTTTACCTGACTGACGACCAATCCTTACAATAGAAAATCTGTTGTCATGAAATGCTTGAACCATTTCTTCTTGATAATCGTGCATGTCAAAATACACAAGACCTTCATCAAGATTAATAATTTTTACATAATTGCGAATAAAATATATTGGATCATTAATGCATTTTCTAAGTTCATCTTTTTGATGCTGCTCGTATTCCCAATTTTCAATACCAGCTCTTCTTAGATTAGGATTATCCCTATAATATAATTTATTGCTACCCTCAAAATCTATCATTCATTATTCTCATTTTTAATAGATCGAATCAAATCTTTAGTTGATCCAACAAAAACTGCATTCTTAATATTTTGGGTAACGTTTTCTTTTTTTCCTGTAATATCACGCATTTTCTTTTGAACTTCAAGTAATTCTTTTGATGCGTCAACAACAGTTTTGATCATATTACCAGCAACTTCAAAATCTCTAGCTTTTTCTGATTGACGCGCAATTGCTAACATATCATCAATAGCTTCAGTTCCTTTTGCAATCAACGAATCAATACTTTCCCTAGTTTTTTCATAATCAGTTTTTAAATCGTGATCTAGTAAAGTAGACAAATCATGAGTTGATTGTTCTGAGGGTAAAAATTCTGCGAATTCTGTTTCTTCGTCAATCACCAATGGAGGAACATTAAATATTTCCTCCATTGTTTTATTAAATTTAGATGTCATAATTAAGCTGTGTAATCCAAGTTAGTTTGATTTACTG